TATGAAGCATTGATTTCAACTGCATCGGTAAATAATTTATTGGCTGAAAATTATCAACAGGATTCTACTATTGATATGAATTCTAATTTTGTTTTTAATTCGGATTATTATCAAAAAGAAATAACTATAGATGCAGATTTAGGAACCCCTACAATTGTAACTGAAATTGATATTATAAATTCCAATCAAGTTATAGGACAAACTGAACTTGAAACAATTGGGTTTGGTATATACGCACAAAACGGTTCCGCGATTAGAACTTATTTTAATAAAGATAATAGAGTTGTTAAAGAACGAATTAAAGTACAATTAGTTACGGAAGAAAAAGAAAGAATTATACAAAAATTTGCAATTACCGCATCTGCAAACGGATTGGGAGACCCACGTGGTGGATATGTTTCGGATATTCAAACTTATACTGAAACACGATTAAATATTCAACCATTCGGTGCACCAAATAGTCCAACAGTTGGGGGTAATGTAATAGAAGTAACAAATGTAAATGGATATTTACCAACGCATAATAAATTTACTTCCGATTTAACTAGGGGATTACAAAATAGTTTCTTTAAGGGTTCTAAAAATACTGCGGCAACTACACTAGATGGTAGTTCTCCGATTGAAACATTTATATCTAATCCGAATACATTAAAAGTAAATAAAACTGGTAGAGATTCTTCCGAACCTATTTTGGAAGTAGAATAACGAAATTTAAAAATTATTATATTTATAAACAAAGAATAATAAAAATATTATGGGATATTTAAGTAATAGCGAATTAACTGTTGATGCAATTCTTACTAAAAAAGGTAGAGAAAAATTAGCATCAGGACAAGGATTAAACATTACTCAATTTGCGTTAGCAGATGATGAGATTGATTACACACTTTACGAACCGGCACATCCACTTGGTTCTGCATATTATGACGCAGCTATAAAAGGCATGCCAGTATTGGAAGCAAATCCTGATGAAACGCAAGTAATGAAATATAAATTGGTAACACTACCTAAAAATACAACTCGTATTCCTGTTGTAGAATTCGGTATACCAACCATTTCAGTTAATCAAAGAAGTGGTGAAGTTTCATTATCACCAACTACATCTCCAGCTGGAAATAGAAGTTTGGGATATACAATTGTATTATCAAACAAAAACGCAGGTGATATTGTAGGAGAAGGAGTAACATCTGATGTAGGTTCAGTGCCTATTTTTATTGGTGATGATATATCTGCAACCGCAGCAATTGCTAAAGGATTAACATTTAAATTTATTCCAAACCCATCTTTAACTTCAACTATCAAAACTACAATTACGGTTTATGGTAACGAAACTGGTGGTTCACAAACAATACCTGTAACGATAACTTACGTTCAATAAAATAAACTATGGCATTAATTAGAGACAATAGAGGAGCCCTTTTAGCGAGTAATATAGCCCAATACTTGGCAGGACAGTCAAATGTAGCAGGTACTCCTATCGATACAAATGAATTAGTTAGTATTGTAAACCAATTTTTAGGACAGGGTGAGCAAATTAGTTCGGATATAACCACTATTACAAATGGTATATATAAGAAATTTGGAGCAATTGATAAAGTAACAAACAGAACAGAAATTGTAACTTCTGGAATATGGAGTGGTGATGAAGGTTCATTGACTAATTTTTTCACATCTTCAGTGCAATTGAACTCTGTAAGTGGAAAATATTATTTGGATGTGTATAATGTTGCAACTTCATCAACTTCCGCAGAGGTTCAATTTTCCATCGCGTATGGAGATGTAAACGGAAACGGAGCACCTACATTAACTCAAGATGATGATTCCAATTTGCAAACTACTGCAGTTTATAATCAATTTAAAAATGTATTATTGGATGCAGCTGATGCATATTTTAGTGTTTACACTGGGTCAACCGCAGGAGGACATGATTTATCATCATTCTATGTACTTAACATTAATAGAGCTAGATATAAAGAAAAATTAGATCCAGGAAATATACAAATTGTACTATCAGGTTCAGCTGGATATATTTCATTAATTGATGATTCAGGTGGAACTGGCGAAAATGTAACAACTGCTGGTAGAGTTTATAATATGGTTAGTGGTGCATTGAATATTGGAACATCCTTAACTGCATCAGTAGCACAAGTATCAGATACATATACAAAGCAAGGATACGGTTTATTCTATCCTGATATGGGTATTATACTATTAAACCCAACGGCACTTTCTGCATCTGTTGGTGGTGAATTATCAGCAGCTGCTGGTTCAACTACATTAAAATATCATCAATCAGGTTCGGCATCTGGTTCATTGAAATTATACGATGCATTAAAGAAAGGAGCCGATTTTCAAGCTCGTAGAACTGAAAATGTTTCTACTTCTCATTATTTTGTGAGAGCAAACAATAGAGAATTTAACTTCTCTAACAACCCAACATTCGTAACTGGTTCAGTAGGTGCGTTTGTACAACCGTTGTTCGAAAGAGACCCGCATGTATATATTACAACTGTTGGTTTGTACAATGACGCAAATGAGTTGTTAGCAGTAGCAAAAACTTCTAAACCAATTGCTAAATCATTTGATAAAGAAGTGGCTATAAAAGTAAAACTTGATTTTTAATAACATATTCCTTACGGATGCTACCGAAGGACACCCCCGTCAGAAATGGTGGGGGTTTTTTATTTCTTTATATTTATATGTGATATGTTAAAAAGAATACCAAAATCCGATATTAGTATTAGGCCTTTCAAAGCCTATAAAGAATGGAACTTTTCTAGTGGTTCTAATGAAATAGATTTATTAGAAGCTAATGAAAATTCATCTACATTATCTGGATTATATCCACAAAATTCTATATACGGTCAATTAAGAGCACAATTTTATAATGGAAATGAAGATAATCCATTTTTAAGATTTGGCTCCAAAAATAATACATACGAAATCTCTAATTCGGGTAGAGATAGATTTTTAAGTGGTTCCGCAAAAGTAATATCTATTCCACAAATATATGTTGGAGAAGGAATCAAAAAAGGTTCAATCAATTTATTAGATAATGGTAAAACATATATAGATGATACCTTTGGAAATTTAATAGATTCCGCGGGAGATACTATTACTGTAGTATCTATAGATATTCAAGATAATGAAATTATATTTACAGATTTAGCATCTGCTGCGTATACTGCTTCTTTTCAATTTATGGGGTTTGATATAGAAGACGGTATATTTAATCTAACATATAACGGTGTAAGTTATGATATGAATATTGTTAGTTTTAATATTGAAAGCGGTGTAATGATAGTAGAAAATATACCATTTTTATCAGGCGCAGCAGGAACAAATTCAATTGGTAATATATTCTATAGTCAAGGTTTGATTGTAATCACCCGAGCACTCAATGATGTATTGACATCTAATTGGGACTTATCATTCAAATCCACCAAAACAATTTATGAGCACGAATATCTATTGATTGTTAATGAAGATGAATTTAATGTTTCACAAAACCCATCGGCAGTTGTAACGGAGGGTGGTGAATACACATCATTTATAGATTCTTCTGGAAATACACACAGAGTGTACTCTAAACAACCTGTTAAATATATTCGTAAAAAATCTATATTAGAAAATGGAAATACGTTGGATTATCGTTACACATCATCCGTAAGTTCTTCTACTCACTTTGCAGGATTTGAACACTACGATTTAAGTAGTTCTATTGATTCAACTGGTTCTTTCCTAACACCATTCATCACAACAATTGGTTTATACGATGATAATTGTGATTTAGTTGCTGTAGCTAAACTTCCTCAACCAATTAAATCAGAAAAAGATATTCCTGTAAACTTTATTATACGATTTGATACATAATCTTATATTTATACTTAAAATACAAAACAAATGGCAACATTAGAAGAATTATACAAAACCCAACAATCAGCATTAGGTGTTGATAAGATTTCATTTGAAGCTGGAAAGGCTGCAAACACTCCATATTCTACAAATGATTTGCAAAAAGCAGATGAGCAAGTTTTAACTGCTGCAAAATTCAAAACAGGTAGAGGTGGTGAAAAAACCTTTGCAAAGTATTCGGATTCAGTAAAACGATAATTTTTAATGGCTAAAAAAGTTATAAAAAAATCTAAAAGTTGGGTTGGTAGAAAACACGGATTTAAATCTGGTCTTGAAGAAACTATTTCAAGTCAAATTAAAGAAAAGGGTATCGATGTTAAATATGAATCTGAAAAGATTCCTTACATCGTACCCGCTTCAAACCACACTTATAATCCTGATTTCAAATTACCTAATGGTATTTTTGTAGAAACTAAAGGTAGATTTGTTGCAGCAGATAGGAAAAAACATCTATTAGTTAAGGCTCAAAATCCACATTTGGATATAAGATTTGTATTTTCCAACTCTAACAACAAAATTACAAAAAACTCCAAAACCACATACGCAGATTGGTGTGTAAAAAATGGGTACAAATACGCAGATAAAATCATTCCAGAAGATTGGTTTTAAAAGACTTGGAAATATAAAATATTTATACTATCTTTGATTTGTGTTGAATCAAACTGATAAAAATCTCGTTACAACCACACTATCGAATGTGTTGGGTACATATAATTATTTGAAAGGTAATGAATTGGCCTTTTATTGCCCTTTTTGTAACCACCATAAACCCAAATTACAAGTAAATACTGAAACTCAAAAGTGGCATTGTTGGACTTGTAATAGTGGTGGTAAAAAATTAACATC